TATATGCCAGTCGACCCGTTGTAGAACCTAACTTGGTTAGGCTGCTACTTTGGTAGTTGCTAGTAAACCAGCTACTTCCATGTTGTTGTAAACGTTGCCGTCTAAAAATTTTCCACCATAGATTTAAGTCATAGATGAAGTCTGACTACGTGCCCATTTACCATATCAACGCCAATCAATACCAGACACCCCCATTATTTTAAAGAACTCTTGCAAAGATATAAATATAAACACAAATTACGAAACTTTCAACGGAAAGTTTTTTTCATACAATGCTTCAAATAAAAATTTATTCTTTTCCCATTTTTTGTTAACCATACCAATTGATTTATGTGTTACCATGATCTTAGTTGTAACTCCGATCTTAACGCCATCTAAATGGTTTTCAACACAGATTGGTAAATCATAAAAATGAAACCCTTCAAACTGTTCATTGAATTTATGTTTAATTCTACCCCTATGTACCATAATGAATAAACCATCTACAACAACAACCTCTTTCAGTTTTTCTGAGTAAGATTCTTTAGAGTAATGGTTAACATGTCGTTTACCTTCATGCTCATGCCCAACAACCCCATACATAGATGTTCTGTCTTGCCACCACATACCACTCAATAAGTTATCGGTACCAGCTAAACCAATTATACCATACTCTGGATTGGTTTCAAATAATTTAATTACTTTGGGGGTAATGTTCTTTGTTTCCAAAACAAGATCATCATGCATAAAAACAATAATATCATTCGTTGCTTCATTCAATCCTTCGTTATATATTTCTGGTAATGATGAAACACCATCATTTTCGTAAACCAGTATTTGAGTTTTAGGGTGTGAAAACATTTTTTCAACATGCTTTAGATATGTGTCATCTATTTTACGTGTTGATATTACCACACTAATTGGTTGATTAATTTTCGACATATGTTGCAATTATTTTACCGTCAACCTCAGTTAGGTCAACAATGATTGGTTTATTTATTGGTTGATATCTATCAGTACAAATGGATGCGTTAACATATAATGTTTCATCAATCTGTTTATAACCATACCCCTCATGAATATGTCCAAAAACATTTAAAGAAGGTTTAATACGTTCCATGTGGAACCGTAATAATTCACATCCAACATTTCTATTTGGTTGTCTAAAATTATTCACCAAATCTAATATTCCGTTAGGTGGCCCATGAGTAATTAATACATCCGTATCGTCAGGTATCATACTCCATTTCTGTTCTAATTCATCACCTTGTCTAGGTAGATTAAAAGCCCAATCATAAAACCATGGTTGCCACGGAGTACCGTAGAATTTAATTGGTCTAGAAAATTTCGGATCTTCAATTGTGAACTCACTATCTTCTAAATAAACAATATTTGATTGAGCTAAATTTTCTTCAAACATTAAATGACGTAACCAATCATAATCACGACTATGATGTGGTTTGTTCACCTCTTCGAAACAATGATCGTGATTTCCGGAAATAAATATTTTGGTGTCAAATCCTTTTATGTTTTGAAACCAATGAACAAATTCAGTAACATCACCTTGACCACCACGATTAGATATGTCTCCAGCGTGTATCAGAACATCACCTGGAGGGATTTTGTGAACCATACCATCTTGCAATGTATGTGTGTCCGATATGCAAACTATCCTCATAGCATTAATATATGTAAAATTATTTTAAAAAACAAAAAAAGGACTAAATTTCTTTAGTCCCTTATTGGGGCCAACAGGTTAATGCCGACGAATCCACCACTTAGTTTTTAGAAACTAAGAAAACTATGCATCGAGTAACTTAGAAATCGCTTCAAGTTCCATTTGTGCTTTCAACTCTGGGGAGATGATAGCGTTTAAACGAGATTCAATTTCTGCTAACTCTTTACGTTTTTCCTGAATAGAAATTTGATTAACTCTTGTTTGAAAATCATTTTTCCACTCATCGACTGAAAAGCCTAACCAGGTGAATTTATAATCAACACCCAATTCTTTTGCTGCGTTTTCAGATTTTTCTTTTCGATCAATAAGAAATGCGAACATTTCTACTACCTTTCTAACATCAGTTAATGTCTGAATGTTTATGCGATCATGTGCTGAATTTGCGGAATAACCAAAGTTACCCGCGGTTAACCAACATGGTCTTTCTGCTTTTTCAATTGCTAATTTTTTTTCTTGTACCGATTCAAAAAGCGTTTTTACTTTTTCATCTGTTGTTTGTTTTGTTGTCATTTCTTGTTGTTTAAAATGTCGTTTATTAATAATGTTGGAAACTGAATGAGTAAGTTTTTAATTTACAGTTTAAAGTTAGAAGTAACTCAATTCATAGCCAACGCCGTTCTCAAGGAACAGTAAGTTTTGATGGAAATTGTGCTGGTGGTTGCTTTGGTTGATATCAGGGGACTGAGCCCCTGACGATGATTTAGAAGTAACCAGATCACGGTTGTTATGTATATGTTATAACAATTCGTGCCCACATAGCCATCATTATGTTTTGCGGAAAGAGTGTGTCTAACGTGTTATCATAGTTGTAAGTTAGAAGTAAGACCCTTGTTCCAATACTTTTGTCTATTCTAGGGCCAACTAGCGGAGCCATCTAATGTCTCGGGTAATTGGCAGTAGACTATCCTCTTGGAATCTCACATAGCCGCAATAATATTATTTTAAAGAACTAAATTAGTGGAAAGCGGGCGAGTGTGTTTTCACCAAATTGAAGTTTTAGAAGTAACTCCACCCATAGCCACAATATTTTTAAAAGATAGGGATCTTACACCCCCATCAGTTTTCCAATTTCTTCATAAGAAGTCATAAAGTCTTCCATTTTGAAATATGTGTCAACATTCGAATCCAAAGTTACTTGACGACCTCTAGCCTCTACATGTAATAGAGCCAGATCATACACACTAACTTTTGGTAACTTAGAATATTGTTCAACAAGTTTCAATGTGTTTTTAACATCCCCACTAGCTGTAAACCAACCATCCGAATCTATATCCAACATAATGTATTCTTTGGTATATAAATCAATGATAGCGACCAATGTACTTGCTGATGTTGACTCTAATTTAGAACAACTTGATATCGTTTCTGGCAACCATGTTTTATTTGATTCCGGAAACTCTCTTTCCATTATTCCAAATGAACTCTCAAGTGTGTTTAACCCACGACCGTTATAATTTCTAACATCAATAACAACATACTTAAACCCACGTGATTTTGCGTCAGCAATATCAATGTCAATATACTCAGCACAAGCGCCTTGACGATGTCTAACATCACCAGAGTGAACCGAATTACCAACTTTCATATTACTGAAAGAAAGAACATCTGTTTTATCTCCAACAAAGGTAACACTTAAATCTAAATCTTCACGACCAACTTTATCATACCAATGTATAAATGGTCTAATAACTTTAGCATCAAGGTTATCAAGTGGTACTCTTTGGCCTCTTAAAATCGGTTTAGATGAAAAGCTCATGCTTCGCATGTTTGTTGGTAATGGGATTTTTTTCAATTCCTCATCGATCCAACAATCACCTAATTTATCCAATGTTGAAAACTTATCTCTAAGTGTTTCAAAAAGTTTTGAATGAATATTTTCAACAACATTATTATCTAATGCTTTCAATGACGGTAACAGTGTTTTTTTCCTAGCACCTTTGATCATAATTGAACGATCGTTATTATCTTCCAAACGATTTTCAAAGTGACCATACATCTCAAACAATACTTTATTTGATGTTGTTTTAACCGCTTCACTAAAATATCTCATAATAAGATTGGTATCTTTTGGATTAGAACGGATTAACCAATCTAATTTTCTTGAAAATTCACCAGGTTTTTGTGAAAGAACTTTTAATCCTTCTTCTAAACCATTATTGAACGCCTCATTTAAAACACCATACCAAGTCTTAACTTTTTCATTACGAATAATATTAAAACTATTAGCCGCTTTTGGAAATAATTTCTTGTACTCCATTGGATGAAGAATTTCACCAAGACGAACCCATCTTTGATCTTTCAACGCCATTTCTTTTGGATCACAATTAGTTTGCTCTAATAAACCTAAAAGATACTTACGATCCTTACGAGTAAACTTTTTAAATTTAAATTTAACTCTTTCAGGATTTAAAATTCGTTGTGTTGTCCAAAGACTAGCGCGAACTTCTTTTTCTGGTACTCTAGGTAAACTAATATCACCACCTGACATATGTACAGCAATACGCAATACATCTGTTGGTGTTTTAACTGGTAAACCCTCAATACCCATTGCAGCTAATGTGCAAAGATTTTCTTTAAATGGAATGACATTAGGGAAAATAAGTTTTTCACCGCTTTCAACAAACCATTTAACAATCTCCATGTCTTGTGGAGATATTGATGTATTGATTGATACCAAATCAGTAAAAATTTGTGAAAATCTTTCTTGCGTTGCAAACTTAATCATATTGTATTTAACATTTTCAAATGCAATTGGTTTTTCGTATGTAACAGTAGATGGTTCCCAATTACCATTAGACCAATAATGACATATAGCATTAAAGTATAATTCGAAATCGGACATTGACATAACCTCTTGTGGGAAGTTTTTGTACAATGGTTCGTAATTCCTATTACCACCAGTAATGTCTTTCAAATAAGAAAGAACTTCATTATTAAAATTTGTAATATATGAAAGATCTGATTTTGATAACGCTTCGAAAGCGTCTTGATCTAACATGTAACCCCAACTCATTAAATGAGCTTGTACGGTTGCTGTAGCAATTCTATTATCCATCCCGTCGTTAGATGGTGCTATGAACCCCTTTTTTAGTGCGACGATATTTCTTTTCAAATCCATGTCGTAAAAATTGTTGTTATTATTGTTGTGAGGACAAATGTACAATACTTTTTTTAAAAAACAAAGAGTTTATGAAAAAAAAATTAAATCGTGTTTCTTTTGAATTCAATATTGTTTAAATTCGGCTCGTCATCATAGCCAAAAAAAACACATTCTTTTTTAAACATGTTACATACCGTTATATAATCATTAACAGTAATTTCATTATAATAGTAATTAGGGTTTTTTGAATGATGATATTCAGATAAAAAATCATTAAAATAAGCATGAAAAACCATAAATAAATGGTCAGTGTTTTTTGGAAAATCTTTTAGAAAGGGAAATGTTTTTAGGTCGACCTTACTAACATTATCTTTTTTATGTATACCAAAGTTTGTTATACCCCGACTCATTAATAAACTTTTATTTAATTTTATGGTATCGCTAATGTCCTCAACTCTAAAAAATTTATAGTTTCGATTTTCAAACCTAGCGTCGTACTCTTTTCTAATATTAAGATTTAAATTTGCTCTCATTCCTTTATCACCATTTCTTTTTAAAAAAAAAGAACTTTGCGGTAAAAAATGGGTATCAGTTGAATTATTTATAAAAATCCTATACTTTTCAATAAATTTTTGTAATGAATCAATTTCTAAATCACCAAATATTTTTAACGATTCGTCCATCAGGGATAATTGATCTGCTGTTAGACTGTCCAATCTATCAACATCAAATAATCTTTTAACCTTTGCATACCAATTATATGATGAGAAAAATCTATCTATAGGGTTTCTTACAAATAAAAAACAATTTTCTTCTAACTCATCATTATTAGATGTGTTATTAAATTCAATTGAATTTAATTCCAGAATTTCTACTATAGTTGAGTATATTATAGTATTACCAGATTTATGTGGTACAATAATACTTAATTTATATTCGGGTATGTTTATATGCATATGTTAACTATAAATACCTTTAAATTCGAACTAGTTGATTAGCTGCGTATGTTGTTAAAGCACCGAAATGTTTATATCTAACTTTATACCCCATACCTTCAACTAAACCAACAGCTTGTCTTAATACAGCGTTTGATTTGTACTTTGGATCTGGATTTAAATCAATATCAATATATGTTGCTTTTGGTAAACCGTTTTCTTTCATCCATTCAGCAATTTCAATCGATCTCCAAACTTCATTTAATAATCTAGACGGTGTATTATATTCCATCGGTAATGTTTCACGATTACATAAAACGTGTGCCCCCTTTCCAGGAGTGTATAAAGCAATTACAACACCATACACGGTTTTTTTATGGCTATAACATTGTGAGTCAGAACCAATAAGAATTTCTACGTTCTCCCTTGTTGATATGTATTCCCTAACATATTCAATCAAGTTCGGAATCACAATTCCGTGAAGTGTTTTAAATTGTTTCATTTCATTTCATTTTACTTAGTTTATTTTATAAATGCTGTAGCGGATGGATTCGAACCACCAAGGTGAGATTCAATTAGTAACATTACGCCGGCCGGCTGGTGGTCTACCCCATATTACTAATCTATTTCTTTGTCACCGCCCCCGAGACAGGAGGGCACGTTTGCCAATTTCGTCACACTACAGTATGTAGAGAGTAAGGGGCTCGAACCCTTGCGCCGGTTTAACCCGACCTATCTGTTTAGCAAACAGACCCCTTCACCAACTTGGGTAACTCTCTATTGTTGTCCCTTTAGGATTCGAACCTAAACAAACTGCACCAAAAACAGTTGTGCTACCGTTACACCAAAGGACATAATGAGCGGATTATCGGGCTCGAACCGATCCTATTTCACATTGGAAGTGTGATGCCATACCAACTAGGCGAAATCCGCATTATTTTCTTTAAAATGTAAATCCCTATGACAATTAGAACATAGAACGTCACATTTTTCAATTTCATTTAATATTTTACTTTTACTACCCCTTCTAATTAAAGTAGAAACCTCGATATCTTTTTCTTTAGGGTCTCTATGGTGAAAATCTAAAACCCAATATCTATCTTCACCACATTCGACACATTTTAATGTTTTTTTATATTCAATAAACCATTCAACCATTGATTTAGTAAAGACTTTAGCTTTATCAATATATTTTTGTTTATTTTTTTCATAATGAGTTTTTCTATATTCACTCTGACATTTTCTACAGATATGTTGAAACATTTTTTCTTTTCTATCATATCTTGATGCGAAATGTTCGTCATTTAACGGTAATTCAATTTCACATTTAGGGCATATTTTTGTTTTCATATCTATAAATACTTCCAAATATTAAAAAAACTTGGAAGTACCTCTAAGAGCGAAAGACGAGATTCGAACTCGCGACCCTTACCTTGGCAAGGTAATGCTCTACCGACTGAGCTACTTTCGCTTGGAGAGGGACAGGTTATTTATACCTTTTCGGGACTCCCTCAGACCCATCGAGCCTCCAGTCGGGCTCGAACCAACGACCTGCTGATTACAAATCAGCTGCTCTACCAACTGAGCTATGGAGGCAATTGTAGAAGATACTGGAATCGAACCAGTGACATCTTGCATGTAAGACAAGCGCTCTCCCAACTGAGCTAATCTTCTATTTGGTGGACCAGCCTGGGCTCGAACCAGGGACCTATTCATTATGAGTGAAGTGCTCTAACCAACTGAGCTACAAGTCCAAATTGTGGGAGTAAGTGGACTCGAACCACTGAACTCGATGAGGGAAGATTTACAGTCTTCTGCAATTGCCACTATGCGATACTCCCAATTTATTGTACCCTAGGAGGGACTCGAACCCTCAATACTTTCGCGCTAGATCCTAAATCTAGTGTGTCTACCAATTCCACCACCAGGGCATTGTTGCGCCCTCTCCTGGACTCGAACCAGGAACCCACGCATTAACAGTGCGTTGCTCTAACCAACTGAGCTAAGAAGGCAATAATGTCGGGATAGCAGGATTCGAACCTACGACCTCTTGGTCCCAAACCAAGCGCGATACCGGACTACGCTATATCCCGAAAATAAAGATAATGTTGGAATACCCGTCTCGTTCCAATCTTAACTGCTTAGTAATAGTTTTACGATGCATCGGCAGAGGGTGCTGTCTGTTTAAGAGCTACCATGATTTGTCGACAATCATAATAACATCAGACCATTATCTTTGTGATTCCATCAGGAGTCGAACCTGAAACCTACACATTAGAAGTGTGTTGCTCTATCCAATTGAGCTATGGAACCATTGTACCTAGGGCGGGAGTCGAACCCGCACGAGCGATTTGCCCAACAGATTTTAAGTCTGTCATGTCTACCATTCCATCACCCAGGCATTTGGCTTTTCATCATGTCAAAGAACTATGTTTCAAATATAGAGATAAAATATTAGAAAACAAAAAGCCCGAACATTTTTTTAATTTGTTCGGGCTTCATTTATAATCGTAAAAATTTTTTACATCTCTATAAGATCCGAACATAAGCAATATAACGGTTGCACACCATACCCATTACCATTGTTAAGGGGTCTAGTACTAAGCGTTAATATGTTATTTATATTCGTCATCGTTGTAATAAGTATACGTAAATTTACAAAAGTTTATTTTAATTGTAAATATTTTTTTATTTTAATATCTACCAGGTCTAAAATAAGGTGTGTAAATTTTACCTCTTTTTATTCTTTCTTGAAATCTTGGATGTGTTTTATAGTAATATTGTCTTGGTTGATTTTGGTGTATCCATAATCTTTTTTCATGAATTGATAACCTACTTGGCATCACAATACAACCACACATTGAGATCGCAACAATTAATAATAAAACAATCTTCTTCATACTAATAATGTTTAGTAGCCCGTAGGGGAATCGAACCCCTCTTTCCAGGATGAAAACCTGACGACCTAACCGATAGTCGAACGGGCCAAATAATCACTCAAATGGGTATTTGTTATAATATCACAATTGTTGCGTTATACTCCGGTTAATTACTCCGTCTGTACCCAACAACTTTATGTTGGCTTATAATTGGCTATTTTATTATAACTCACATTTTTATTTGTGATTAGCGGAAGGAGTAGGATTCGAACCCACGGCCCCTTTCAGAGCTCTGGTTTTCAAGACCAGCGCGATAGACCAACTCTGCCATCCTTCCAATTGTCCCACAGCGAGATTGTCTGTGAGTAGTTATATCGGTTTTTACTGTTTGAAAAACCTGCTGGGCATCCCCGATTAAAAAGTCAGTTCAATACGTTGGTGGTGCTGAACCTTGCTACCATTATTCCAAATCGAAATTCCGTAGGTGGAAATTTTTTATCCCCATCCATTGTTAAATGAGTCTTGGATGAAAGACTACCGAGTATCTCTTACTCATTGCGGTCCCACCGGGAATCGAACCCGGCATACCGCCGTGACAGGGCGGCGTTATAGCCGATTAACTACAGGACCGTTTATAGGTTTTTCGTTCGCATTTGAACATCATAACCGATTATCTCTAACCGGCGGTTACATTTTCGTCAATTGGTTAATTACTCCCGACTTATATGTTACTCTACCCGCACCGCTTTGATACCGCGAATCAAGACAGCTTTTAGGGACTCATATACCGTGGGCTTCCACCACAGTCTTCACCTATTGTTGCGAGAGAGGGAATCGAACCCCCGACCTAAAGGTTATGAGCCTTCCGAGCTACCGCTGCTCTATCTCGCGATATATCTTCAACAAAAATAAATAAATAAATCGAATAAAAAAATTATTCAGACATATTTTTTGTTGCGGGACTGGGACTCGAACCCAGAACCTCGGCTTATGAGACCGATGAGATAACCATTTTCTACGCATCCCGCAATATATGGGGTGTTTAATGGGATTTGAACCCATACCAACAGAACCACAATCTGTCATGCTAACCATTAACACCATAAACACAGAGGTCAATGTTGGAATCGAACCAACTCCGTTAGTTTTGCAGACTAACTGGCCTCCACGACCAAACTGACCTAATAAGAGATCTCACAAGGATTCGAACCTCAATCATCTCGTCCGTAGCGAGACGTTTTTCCATTAAACTATGAGACCATTTTTATTAAACTCTTCTTCGGTGCCAATTCTTATTGGAACAAATAATGCGAACCCATCATCATCTTCAAAATGGTTGCATTTATCTTCAAAGACATTTCCAAATTTTTCCCTGTTATAAACAAATTGTTCTCCATTCCATTTAGCAACCCTAGCTCTCCTATGTTCACCAATATAAATTTGACCAACAACCAAATCTTTTTTAGGAATAGCACCAGCTTCAATTAGTTTTGGGACATAATACTCTTTCCATTCTTGAATATCTACTTGAGGTAATTCAGGTACATCCACAGGCGTATTGATTTTGGGTAAATTTTCCCAATATTCTTTTATCCTTTTTTTTCTTTCCTCTCGGACTTGTATAAGTTGAGCATCTATTTTTAACTTATACCCTAATTCATTATTTTCCATTTTTTTATTTTTAAAATTTTGCACGGATAGAAAGATTCGAACTTCCATCAAAGGTTTTGGAGACCCGTATGCTACCGTTGCACCATACCCGTGTGTTGTGATCCCGAATGGACTCGAACCATTGACTCCCTCATTAAAAGTGAGGTGCTCTATCCAGCTGAGCTACGAGATCATTATGTGGAATCTACAAGAATCGAACTTGTTCCTTCGGATTTTCAGTCCGACGTACGCACCAGCTATACAAAAATTCCTTATGTTGGAATAGATGGACTCGAACCATCGACATTCACCGTATCAGGATGACGCTCTAACCAACTGAGCTATATTCCAATTCTGTGGACACGTTGGGAATCGAACCCATTCACTCTGATTGCAAATCAGGTGGTCTGCCATTGACATCCGGCCCATAAACAAAAAACCCCGAGATTTTTAAGTCTCAGGGTTTTAATATTTTTAGTTAAAATCTACTTTTAACTTAATACAACATCTCCGAGACTATTATGCATAGCGCGCTCATCCGCCCATTTTGAACAGATTGTAAACGACATTGTATGTGTAAATTGTCTCATTGAATTTAGTTTTATCTTTTTTCTTTTACAAAGATACCAATAAATATGTATATAATCAAGAAAACTTAAAAAATAAAATTATTTTTTTTTAATAAATTAATGATTTACCTTATATTTTAGTAAATATTGGCCTTCAAATTGCCTTGACGATATTTATTGTTATGGCAAATAATAATAGACTAAATGTGTCTCTGATACCCATTTTTGTGGTATTAGGGTTTTTTGGGATGTATTCTTACATCGTAGATCCTTTACAGGAAACAAAGGCGGTATACATTTCTGGGGTAGAAAATAACATCAAAATTGGTAAACTAACTAATAATAGAAGTTTAGCTTTTGGTGCTAAAAACATTTTCCAGGAAATATTACAAGATAAAGATTTTATAATTGTTGAAGACGCAAAATCAGCTGATTTAATCTTTAGTGCGGAAATACTATACTTTGATGTAAATAAAACTAAACGAAATATCTCCGTATTCCATTCTGATGTTGAAGAAACGTTGGTGGTAATGAGGGGTAAGTTGAGTGATAAGTCTGGTAAAAAACTTAAGGAAGTTGTTGCCGAAGAATCTAGCTCAGAGATTTCAACATCGACATTAATAACAGACGAAGGTAGTGATAAAGTAAATCAACAAGCACTATCGTCAGCAATAAAGAAGACCTGCGAGTCTTTAATTAATAAAGCATTTTTTAATAAAAAATAATATGAAAAATTTAATTTTATTTATTGGGGTATTTTTAATATCTCTACCATCATTCAGTCAATTAACCGTTAATCAAACGGTAACCCCAGGTGGACCATATATGGTTGGTGATACGTTAACCGTAAAATATACTGTTGATAGGGGGGTCACATTACCTCGTTATTTCTGGTTAAGATATTCATTTAACAATAAAGCGTTAACAATGGTATCAAATAGTACTGTGTTTTCACAAGGTAGTTCTACTCAGACATTTTTCACTGGTTGGAATAACTTTATATTCACCCCAGCAGCAAATATTGCTGCAACCAGTTTGTACGCGCAATATCTTGCAACACCATGGGCTTATACCGCAAATAATGATTGGAATGTTGGACAAATAACAATCCAAAGGACTGATGCCGCAATTAATGGTGATATTGCAACACAAAAATATGTGATTAAAGACCAAAATCAATATAATGATATTCATAAATTAGATTTAGCATACGCTATTAATGACGCTTCGGCAAACATTTCACCAATAACTCGCAACGCAACTAATTTATCATTAACTGGCGTTAGTGGTAATACCTCGCAATTTAAAGTAAAAGTATTATTCCCACAAGGTTACGGTATTTCTGACCACAATGTTCAATTAATGAAATTAAAAACAGATGGTAGTGGTGATATTGATTGGTCAAAACAACCTATTGCACAATTACCATTAGACGCTAGTGGGGAGGCTCTTTTTACAACGCAAGTTAAAGTGGGCGACTCAGTTGGTGTGTTTGTTGGGCCAGCAATGCAAAAATCATGGATGAATAATATTGTTACAGTATCTGACGCATATAAAGCTTTCCTAGGTCATTCACAAACTGATATTGGTGGTACCGCAAACTTCTTTACTTATCCAATTTTAGAAAAGAAAGTTGGTTTAATTACAAAAAACAAAACTGAATTTAGTGAATCGGATTCTTACTATCTATTCGCGCATGTAATGGGTATTAATGTTGATAGTCCAGCTATGATACCTACATCGACTTCAACATCGGTAAGATGGTATAGTGGTTTATTAAATCAAAGCTGGTTAGACGGTGTTGTTAAAAATAAAGTTATTATCGATTCACCAGTAAAAGAAGTTCATGCTGTTTTTGCTTGGGGTGGTGATTTAAACTGGTCACATTCATCTGATCCATCAGTAATTGCTACAAGAATTAGTAGTGGATTATATACAAATTCGATAAACAATAAAACATCAATGTCAACGCAGGTGATGTCTTATGTTCCAGCAGCATTAGAGACCGCGAAATTATCGGTTGTTTCCGCTTTGGAAAATGGTAAGGTTGTATTAACAACAAACCTAACAAAAGAAGGATTAGCTGGTTTAGAAGTTATTATGGAGTATGATGAATCTAAATTACAATTAGATAACGTTGTTTTTGATAGCGGTTCAACTATAACCAATTTTTCTACACATAAAGATGGTAGATTAACATTTGGCTCTATGGATCAATTAAAAACATCTAGAATTAAAACTGGGACACCATATAAATTAATATTCACACCTAAGGTGGCACTTACAAATACTGCAGGTTTATTCTATTTTGTTTTATCCGATGCTGTTGATGCTAGTGGTAAGAAAATAAACTTAGTAATAGAATAATATGAAGAAATTATTAGTAATATGTTTTTTACTAATCTCATTTTTAGGGTTCGGACAGAGTGTATCTGCTCCGGACTCTAAGTCATTTATACCCTCCACAAACGGACAAGATGCAAGTGGGTTTGTATTGAGTGGATTTAGCTCAACATCAACTTTATTAGCGTCAATCAGTTTAGTTAATCCACCAACAAATACTACGTTCTATCTTAATACAACAACGGGTTTAACCGCAGCAAGTGGATTTACTTTAACAGGTAATAAAACTCGTTTAGTGGTAACAGGTACAATGGCTAATATCAATAATGCATTAGCATCTTTAAAAATAACCACAGGCTCGGTAGTCGGTAATGTTCAAATATCGGTAGCAGCAACTGTTAATCCTGTTGGATTTTTCTACAATGGTGTAAATGGACACTTTTATAGACCAATATCAACAGGTACAACATACACTGGAGCAAGAGCCGCATCGTTATTAACAACATTCAAAGGACAGACAGGGTATTTAGTAACAATAACATCGGCATCGGAAAATGCTTTTATATTTGCTAATGTACCACAAGCTAATATATGGTTTGCGGCAACCGATGAGGTTAGAGATGGAACTTGGGTAATAGATGCTGGACCTGAAAAGGGGACGGTAATGAAAACCTCAAACGGACAAACGGCGGGTAATATTCCAGGTGTGTATAACAACTGGGCACCTGGTGAACCAAATGGTAATAATGGTAGTGAGAATTATGCGGTAACAAATTGGAATGGTCAATCAACGTGGAATGATTTATCAAACAATTGGAATAATCCCTATATAATTGAATATGGAACTTGGACTAATCCCGATGATGCAACATTTACTGAATTTTACACAAATTCGGTAACACACACAAACGGAGATGTTTTAACTGCAAGATTCAATTTTGATTTTGGACCTAATGTTGATGAGACTAAATTTTCAGCAAAAGCAAACACATTTGTAAATAATACATGGGGTACAACAACAAATACGTCTAGAGCAATAAGTGGATTGGGTAAAGTTGATATTACAAACGATTTGGATGCTGTAAAAGTTAATAATGGCGGTACTAGAGCAACAACAACCACTGGGGATGTAGAATGGTGTGTGATATATGATTATGACGCAATTAACCAAAGGTATAGAATTGGTATTGATAGTAGAGAGGTTAATGGGGTAGTTTCAACACCATCTACAATCACTAGTTTACAGTTATTTGATTTATGGAATGGCCCTGTAACATTTAATTCATATGATCCAAATGGATGGACTGAAGTTTATGTTTACACATCAACTCAATTTAATTTTTCTGGTTCGTCATTTGCTTCGTTTATTAGGGCCGGAAACGGATTTTACGGTTTAAGAGCTGAATTTGCATTTACACTAATTCAATCTTTTAAACAACATGGAATTGATTTATCATACACAAATCAAACGGATTTAAACACGTTGTATAATAGCATTGTAACTGTTTCAGATGTGTTTATAGCATTTAAGGAATTATCAAATGGTGGCATATTTGGCGATCAAAGCGGGAATGAATTTACAAATGGTATTCAGTTTATGAATGCAGATGTGGACGGTAATGGTGTGTTTAACGAATCTGATACATATAAATTGTTACAACATTTAACAGGGGTAACAACACTAACACAATATTCCGCGTTAACCTATTTGATGAAACTTTATAATAAATCGGATTACGATGCGGTCACTAAATCTAATTGGAAAACACAATTAAATTCAACAAGAAGTTTATTACCGTTTAACTTGAATAGTGGTACACTTAATAATACCTATAACGTTAGCGTGACTTGGATTGGGGATGTGAATTTATCCCATTCGGCACAACAAACTGTTAGCTCTGTTGCTAGTAATTCTATGAGAACTATGAGTTTATCAACTAACTCAGTTTCAAATCAAATAAATGCTTACCTAATGGGTGAAAATATTGGTGGTAAAGTCATTATAACAATATCGATAGATCCATTACAGCAAGAGTTAGTTGGAACACAATTTCAAATAAATTATGACAATACCGCGTTAAAATTTGAAAAAGTTGATTTTAAAACAAAAGGCAACCCAACAAATTTTGGTGTTGACGGGGGCACTTATATTAATTTAGGTTCATTAATTACAGACGGATCGACATTATTAGACAAAACAACAGAATATAAATTAACATTTATTCCTCAGGTTGGTATTGAGGGGGTATTAGGTTTGACGTCATTATCTGCTACTGATGCGGTAAATAAAGCCGGTGGTCAATTAAAAGTAAAAGTTAACTAATGAAAAAACTATTAATAATTCTGTCACTAATTTCGATAACATTTGTTACAAATGCACAGATACAAAAACCCGACACGTTGCAACTATCCGCAAAAGAATTATTTGGGGAAAGTGATGATTGGAATGATGTGGGTATATTACAATCCTATGTTAATTTTTCAAAGGATGTCTTATCATCATCAAACCTTTCGGTTGGTATAATTGGTAGGCAGGTTTCCACAACACTTAATTTAGGGTATCAGAAATCATCAAAAAACGGGCAATGGGGACACTCATTTGCAGCATCTATAAATCCTATATGGGACTATTATGGTGTTGGTTATGGCCTAAGTAGAAACACAGAAAAAAGAACTACCACAATACAAACATTTTATTCTACGGACTTTGACTTTCAAAAAGATATTAACCTATCATTTATTGATGTGTTTAGAACCGAAAAATGGGGGACATTTGGTTATAGTTTAACAGCATCAAAATCATTTTGGGGAACATACCAAGGTGAATGGAAAGGAAGGTACACGGTGGATGTGAATGGAGATTTTTTAGATTTAATATATCCACAAATGCCAGCATCATCCGAACTTACTTATAGAGGTATGGTGATGTATACGTACACACTAAAAACAAAGAGGGTAGACATTTCGCCACAGGTATTTGCTATGAGCGATATATACAAAGTATTTAAAGATGGCACCGAATCAGATTTGGCATATGTAGATGACTTCAATTTGGACTTGTATTATGGGCTATCTATGAACTGGAAAATAACTAAAAGATTTGTATTGAATACTAATCTTAGATACAACACAACTTGGGATAAGTTATCAGAATCCGTAGGATATAAAAAGGCAAATCCAATCCTATTTATGATAGGAACAAACTTTAAATTCTAATGAAAAAATTATTATTAATATCATTTATTTTATTGGTTGGGTGTACAAAACCAGAATTACCGTTACCTGACGTTATAGCAAAGGATGACATATTTGCCATTAATGAAAGTACTGTGATTAATGGCCAATCGATATATTTTAATTTACCGGTTGCCGGGATATATACATTGACATTAATAGATAAAACAACCGGGCAAGTCATTAGCCGAGAAAGATTTACGGGCCAAAATGGTGAAAATGTTAAGAAAATTTATACCAAAAGTATTTCGGGCAAGTATTTATATTTATTACTAGAAGATATTGATAAAAAAGAACTAAATAAAACAACATTAATAATTAAGTAAAATGAAAAAAACGGTAATATTCGCGTTAATTGTGGTTGGGTTAGTAGGTTGTTCAAAGGATGATATTTTTGAACTACCAACTCAGCAAGTTACTCCAGCCCTACAAATAAAAAATTCGGTTGGTATTAAGCTAGAAACTGCCTTTGTAACTAATGAGGTTGCAATGAACGTAAAGATTGATGTTGAGCAACCAGTAACAATAAAGATTTTTGATATTTCCAATAAAGTTGTCTCTAAGGAGGTTGTAACGGTTAAAGCTGGTGATAATATACTAAAAGTATATACTTCAGCATTACCATCATCAGCATATAGAATCGGATTATTTGATTCTAAAAACAACCAATTAGGAATTACAGATTTTAATAAACTATAAATAAAAATATAAATATTATGGCAGACAAAAACGGAGACGGAATAGTATATCATCGCTCAGATTGCGGTGACAATTATGTAAGAATGTATGGTAATGGTGGAGATTGGGATGGTTCAATATGTGAAACATGGGGACTTAGTTCTAGAGCAATAGCATATATTCACGCTCATCCTGAAATAAATCATAGAATTGAAGATGTAACTGGTAGAGAGTGGAATGAAGAAGTTGCGCCAATAATTGATTTGGTTGAAAAACAAATAGTATCTGAAATTAAAGAAGGGTATGAAGAAGTAAAAGAAGGTGTAATAGATGCATACCAATGGGCAGATAAAAATGCTTGTAATATAGCGGTAACCGCAGCTATTGGATTGGGTTGTGCAGCAGCATTTGCACCAGAACAACCTGAAGGTGCAGTAGCATCAACCACATTATCATTTATGGCACAACCAATTCTTTATACTGCAGATAAAGCAGCTAAAGTGGTTGTAGTAATGGCAATGACTGAAATTATAACAGAAGGATTTTTAGCAATACCATACGTTAGTGATAGTATTGACCATACACTATTAAAAAATATAATTTCAAATTGTTTAGGTAAAAGTTTAGATTCTGCAGAGTTATGGGCAACACCGGCTGGAGTTGGTATTGCAATTGGAGCGGCATTTGCACCAGTTATTGCAGATTTGATATGTACAAAAACTTGTCCTGAAGGATTTACTAAAGCGTTTGGTGTATAATATTAAACATTTGAGGTATTTGGGTGGTAATTAAATAAACTAAAAATTAAAAACAAATAAAATGTCAGAAGAAGTAGAAAATGCAAATGACGGAACTTTATCCGGATTAAAAAAGACTATTATCGGTGTAATAACAACAGCTGTAATGGGATTAGGTACCTGGGGTATAACTCAAATAACAGGTGGTGGTGATGATCCAGCACCAGTACAGCAAGCCGCACCAGTAATTAATATCACTAACTCTAATCAGCAACAACAATCAGCTGGAGGGGGTAAAACGGTGATTATTAAAGAAAAGGCCGGGTCAGCCCAACCAGCAGCTCAACCAGCCGCTAAGCCTAAGAAAAAAGAAGGTGATGAGTTTAAAGAAGAAGCACCAAAGTGGTAATAATTTAAAGTTAAACTAGAATATTAAAATGAAAGAAGAAGCAGGTGGTTTTAAGGAGCTATTAGGTAATATGATGAAACGTAGATGGTTCATCACTGCCATCGTATTAGGTGGATTTATGATAATCATTATGGGGATATTTGGGGCAATCCTAAATAAATCCGCAATTGAAGGAGAATGGAAAGAACTTCTACTATTGTTATTGGGTGCTTTCATTGGTTCTTATGGTAAAATCATTGACTATTGGTTTAGTGATACCGATAAGGATAAAATGTTAGTTCAGAAAATGGATGAGGAAGATGGCACATCATTAAGTAATACTGCCGATTTACCAAATAATCCAATAGTTCCAACCAATGTATTTCCATTAGTTTTACCAACAAGTGAGGAAGTTAGTGGGGAAGTTGGACAAACTGTCCAAGCAACTGTCCAACCTAAAGTAGGTGTTGAAGTGGATGAAGATGGTGACGGTGTAATGGATGGTTTAGATTTCGATGGTGACGGTAAAATCGATGAATATTTTGCACACAGGCAATGTGAACACGTTTGGGGTGACTTAGACGGTGATGGAACTGAAGAATGTCTAAAGTGTGGTAAAGTTAAAGACGAATATGCTGAGATGCATATGGAAGGATAATAAACACAAAAAAAAACAAAAAACAAAAATTATGGGATTTTTAAAAGATTTATTTAACGACAACAACACAATTAATGAAAAATCAGTTGTTGGATTCGCGTCATTCATTATGATGGTAATATCATTGGTTGTAGACTTGGTGACAGGTTGGTTGGGGAAAGAGTTACTTATCAATGAATTTATTTTCGATGGGTTTTTAGTTATTACTCTTGGTTCATTTGGTATTGCATCCGTTGATAAATGGATAAATAACAAAAATTCAAATAAAAAAGACGATAGCCAAGATGTTATCGAAGGTTAAAATTAAATATATGACTATTAATTTAGAAAAAATAAAAGAAGCAATGGCTTCAACCATGTTAATGATGGCGATGGCTTGGGTAATATTTGCGTTATCATTTCAAGTATACTTTCTTTTCTTACACGTAACAGATAATAACGAAGAGATAAGTAGAATCACCAATGAGTTGACGATCAGAATAGATGGCCGATTTGTAGACAATCCTAAAAATGTGTTCTATAATGGAAAGTAATATGAAAAAAATATTTTTATTATTATTCATCACACTTTTTAGCACATCGTTATTTGCCCAAACTATTGGTAAAACGCAAACAGAACAATATAAAGCATCGTTTGAGACTGCAATTGATATTTCGCGTTTCTTAGATTATGACGGTAAACAAATTCCAATTCAGATCTTAAAAGCTGGAATTAGTGATGAAATGTACGAGATGTATCCCGAACTTAAAGAAAAAAGAGTAGGTTTAGGCGTTGCAAATATTTCAATGGAATATTTAGAAAACTTAAATCGTTTTAAGTTTACAGAAGATAAAACGGAAATTAAAAACCGAATGGTTAAACAATTCCAAGCATCTCAAGCTGGTATTTCTGAAAATAAATTAGATGGTAGAGGTAAGATCAACTTAGCTGAATATTTTGTGACAATTGAATGTTATGATTATTCTGTATCAGAAGATGAGACTGTAAACTTAAAAGACGGTGTTAAAAATCTAATGGTGACTCGTATCGGTTTACAAGTTAGATTTACTAACGCTGAGACTGGTGTTGTTTTTTCAGGATCTGGTCTTGGTGAAGCAAAAACAACTAGAGAGTTAACATTATTATCAGACGCAACCGTTGATGAAGTTAAGTTTAACCAATCAACTATTTCAATAGCAACAAAAAAAGCTTTAGACATTGCGTGTGCTAGAATATTAGACAGAATGATTAAAAAAGGAATTTTTGAAAAATAATGAAAAACGTAATTTTAACTACACTACTATTGCTGACGTTTGGTTGTGCACCGGTTAGGTATGTTTATGTTGATCAAAAAGATTCAGTGATAAGAAAACAAAGAGTGGTGTATGATAACATGTATGTTCCATCACCATTTTTTTTTAATTATAATTGGGGGCCACCGTTTTATACACCAATAATAATACAAAGACAAAGACCTGTCTTAAGGCAAGCACCCGTTGTTACCCCTAATAGACCAAGTAGATCACAACCAAGACTAAGTAGACCGATTCCGCCAAGAGTGCCGAAAAATAGATAATGAAAAAATGGTTAATAAGTTTATCAATAATTCTTCTGTCGTTATTCGTTAATAAAGCGATAGGCCAAACTTATACCCAAACATTTGTAGATAGGTGTACCGGAGAACGTAAAGTTGCGACAACCACAATGATTAATGGGAATGCTACCGTATCTTTCTATAATCAAGTTAGAACGTTTAGCCCTATCGAAGTTCAAACCGGTGTAGTTCAGAGTTGGTTACTTACAACTAAAGCTACCTACGAGGCTATTACGTGTCCTGTAATCAATAATCCAATAGTACAGCAAGCGGTAACAAACGCGGCCGCACAAGCAGCTAGTAATGCCGCAGCTCAAGCGGCTAGTTCTGCTGCATCTAGTGCTGCCTCAAGTTCTGCTGCAACAGCGGCAAGCTCGTCAGCAAGTAGTGCTGCTAGTTCATCCGCAAGTAGCGCGGCTAGTTCATCGGCAGGTAGTGCAGCGGGTTCATCAGCAAGTGGCGCCGCTAGCTCACCACCGCCGGCGTCATCGAGTTCAAGTGGTTCTGGCGGTTCTAGTAGTTCATCATCGTCAAGCACAAAAACTGAAGCTAAAACAGAAAGTAAAACAGAAAGTAAAACAGAAAGTAAAACAGAAAGTAAATCAGAGACAAAAGAAGAATCAAAAACCGAAAGTAAAAGCGAAGAAAAAAAGGAAGAATCAAAAACAGAGGAAAAAAAGGAAGAATCTAAAGAAGAAAAAAAGGAAGAAAAAAAGGAAGAAAAGAAAAAAGAAAAAGCTGCGGTGTCGAATCCTATGTTGTTATCGTCTGATTTGTCAACAATTGAGACACCAGAGGGTAGGTGGTTACAATCCGCAACTATTGGTGTATCCAAATCATCATTAATGGGTGATAAGAGTTATTCCGCAAATACTGTTATAATGAGCGATCTGAAAACTTTTATTGTTACTGGTGGATTCACTAAAATGGATTTTTCGAATGGTAAATTAAACGCAATACATTCATATTCATCATCTTTTGCTTATTTGAATGGTAATTACATGAATTTATTAGGTTATACCTGGATAAAACCAACACAGAAGAAAGGTGTGTTTGGATATAATTTGGGATTAATAAATCTATTATTAAAAAATTCAAAAAGTGGGTATGACTACAACACTTCAACATCAGTTGTGGCGTTTTGGACCAAACCATATCAATACAGTAAAAAATTAACCATATCGCCACAGATATTCACAATGTTTGCTCCAATATCTTGGAATAGTGTGGCGGGCACGTCCACAATAAACAAAAATATGGGATATCTTATTGGTTCATCATTTGATTACAAACTAAGTAAAAGATTTGGGCTTAGTATCAATTATAAACTAAGTGGTAATACTGCAGATGGGTCACCATTATTAAGTAATGTCTTGATTGGATCAAGAATGATTTTATAAAAAAACCCCACGTAGAAACGAGGGGTTAGTTTGGCAAGAAATAACTAAACGTATTTTTATGCGTTTGTTAATTCTAATATAGACATGTTTTCTGAATTTGTCAACTTTTTATGTAAATTTAAAATATCTTGACATTTTTCATATTCTTCAATTTCTTCAAAATGAGTTAAAATGAAATCAATAAGAATGTCCGCCTCATTTTTTCTAAAAACAAATTCTGTGCTAAAATCAACGGGCCCAACTAATTCTGAAACGGTTGTTGACTGAACAAGATATTTAATTGTTTTTCTATTACTATTGCTAAGCAAATTAAAACAATCAAAAATACCTTGGTAAATTCTTGTTTTATTCTTTTCAAAAAAATCGGTATAACCATTATATTTTCCGGTTATAACTACTTCAATAACTTTAGGTATTTTATTATTCATCTTTTTTAAATGGTTTTGAATAATTTGGATATATGATTTTCCAAATATTTTGTTTATGATCTTTTCCGTCTAACATGTTAAATAAAATGTTAGAGTGCCTATAATGTTTTGCTTTAAAAGCAAACTCTTTTCTATCTAAATTTTGTAATTTTAAATTTTCATAAATCTCAATATAATCCTTATTGATATTATCAAATCTAATCGTTAAATCTCTTACTGTTTTCTTAACCCAATCATTAAATTCGTCTGGAACTTTTTCAAGTAATTCATCAAATGGTTTATTATCTTTCAAATATTCCCATATGTCTCTATTTGATATATTAGTTAATATTCGATGTAATCGAACATATTCATCACCTTTAATCTTCATTCTAAATCCGTTTTTAAAACGAATTACATAACCTTCTTTATGCTTACTAATTTCTTCTTTTAGTAAATCAAAACCTTCACCCCAGGTTTTATATGTGACAACAAGTTTAAATCCTAAATTTTTAAATAAATTATTTAATCGAATATCTTCATTTGAATCATTATGAATATTGACCTCGGAACCATTTTTAATATTAATTACTCCAAGTAAGATCAAATCTTCATAATCATATTCACAGACAATTCTATTTTCTGGATAAATTATCTCAAACAAATATGTGTATTCCTTTGGTAAACGCTTGTAATCATACTTTTCAAGGATCTCACGACCTTTTATAGACTGTGGTGATGTGAATGATCCACGAGTAGCTAAAATCCACTCACCCTTAGTTTTTGGTGTTGGTTCGTAGTATGAATTATCAAAGTCAGGGAGATTGTTTGGATCAAAAAATCTTTCCATACCGGTTTCGTAATTATTATTAAACCATATGTTATATCTTCGTTCATCACTTAACTCTTCTTCATAATAAAAAAGAATACCTAGCGATCCATCCATTTTTTCATATACCTCAAAAAATTCATTTGGTAAATCTTCTGGTTTATGTTCTTCGTAATTAAAAAATTTATTAAATGGTCTTGCAACAATATCACCATTTGAATTAGTCACTAAACCACGGCACTGTATTGTAATTTCATCCCATAATTTTTCGTATTGAACCTTTGGTGTATAATTCCAAATAGTTAAATCTAAAGTTGGGTGAGTTTGTTTATGTAATAAACCATCTTGAAAATATTTTTCTAATATGTTTAACATTTGTTGTGTTTATAATGATACTTCAAATCTATCTTTCATTTGATGGATTTTTTCTTCTGGTACGTTGTGTACATTAACCCCATCGTGTCTATTTTCAACTATAACTGAATGGATTCTATAGTTATATCTTTCAGCCATTTCGTAATATGGTTTCATTTCCCATTCTTGGGTAAATGTGTTTGCAACAACTATTTTATAAATTCCTAGTTTCATTTTTTCCGCGCATTTCTGTTGACACATATTATGCGCTTCTTTAATTCTATCTGGTTCAAAATTATACACACCATTTGAATCAACAAATAAATCATCCGCAGATAAAACTGTGTTAGTTGTTAATTGTGGACTATTTAAAATAGCATCACCTAGCGTACTTTTACCTGATCCAGGAATACCTCTTAATAGTATTAGGTCACCAATAAAATCTTTTTCCATTATTCTTTTTTTATAAATATTTCTAGTTTTTTTACCCTTTCGTCTAGTTTTTTTACCTCGGTTTTATAATGTTTAGCGATTAAAAAAACAAAAGAAATCATTATTATGGTTATAACCAATAATGATAATGTATATGTGTCTTTTTTCATTTTATAATGATTATAATTAAAGATAAAGATTTTTTTTCTAAAAAACAAAAATGGGGGTATTATCCCCCAAATTTATTTACGAATAGTTGCGTTCTATTGTACCGCAGTAACCGAATCAACCACATTGGTTGTGTCACTTAATTGTACACTTGCTGTATCAACCTGTGTAGCTGTAGAATCTGTTGTTTCATTTGTGGTAGATTTCGAACCACATGCTGTCAATGTAAACATTACACTAACAAACAAAATAAAGCTATATTTTTTCATACTACATTAAATATACACAAATAATTTGAAATAAAAAAATAATGTAATAAAAAACCCCAACTAGATGTTGGGGTTTAAGGTCTTTCAGTGAGTTCAACCTCACTTACTTATGATAAAAAACGAAAAGGTAGTCGGCAAAGATAACCTTCAGAGATATAAATATATACACTTTTGATGAAAAGTCAAGTATTTAGCAAAAAAAACTAAATAATTTTACTTTTAATCAGTAATTTATCTTTATATACCAATTTTATTGACTCATTTTCTTTTATGACATCTTTTAGTATCTCATCACTAATAAAATCTTCACATAGTGATTGTATAATTCGTTTTATTGGTCTGGCGCCAAATTCAATCTCTTTATTCTTAGAAAGGATTTCATTGGTAACGCTTTGATCAAATGAAATAAGATACTTTTTATCTTTTAATCTTTTAACCAACTTGTCTAACTCTAATTTTATAATCCTTTTTAGCGATTCTTCATTTAATGGATTAAATAAAATAATATCATCAATTCTATTTAAAAATTCCGGATTAAATTGCTGTTTTAAAGCTTTTTGAATCATTGTTTTTTTAACAAATTCTTTTTGTTCATTACTACTATTAGTTGAAAAGCCAACGCCTCCACCAAATTCGGAAACTTTCTTAGCGCCAACGTTTGAAGTCATAATGATTAAGGTATTAGCAAAATCAACTTTTCTACCAAAAGAATCTGTTAGATGACCTTCGTCTAAAATTTGTAATAATAAATTGAATACATCTTTATGTGCTTTTTCAATTTCATCAAATAAAATAACACTAAATGGGTTGTTTTTAACTTTTTCGGTTAACTGACCACCTTCATCATAACCAACATAACCAGGAGGCGAACCAATAAGTCTTGATACTGAATGTTTTTCCATAAATTCACTCATATCAACCCTGATTACTTTGTCTTGTGAACCAAAAATTTGTTCCGCTAATGTCTTGGCTAAATAAGTTTTACCAACACCGGTTGATCCTAGAAATATAAATGATCCAATTGGTTTGGCACCATCTTTAATGCCAACTCGATTTCTACGAATGGCTTTAGAAATGGACGCAATAGCATCTTCTTGCCCAATAACTCTAGTAGATAAGTTGGTTTCAAGATTTAATAAGTCTTTAGTTTCTTTACCATCTATTTTAAAAATTGGGACTCCGGTCATTGATGATACTATGGCGTAAACATCTTCTGTTGAAACACTTATTAAATTATTTTTTTGTTTGTTTAACCATTTATCTTTTTCATCTTCTAACTTGGTTTGTAACTTCTTTTCTTCATCTCTTAGTTTTGCGGCATGTTCGTAGTCTTGAGATTTAACAACTTCAATTTTTTTAGTTTTCAAAATCTCAATTTCAGTGTTTAACCTTTCTATTGATTCCGGTATTTTTACCGCGACCCTTTTCTCGGACCCTAATTCATCTAGGACATCAATTGCTTTATCTGGAAATTGTTTATCACTCATATATCTACCAGATAATTTAACAATAGTTTCAACCACATCTTGTTCATAACTAACCTTATGGAAGTTTTGATATGAATCTTTTAAATTATTTAAAATTTCAACTGTTTCTTCTTCCGTAGGTTCAGTTAGGATAATTTTTTGAAACCTTCTAACTAGTGCCCCATCTTTTTCGATATGTTTTTTAAATTCATCAAAAGTTGTTGCGCCAATACATTGTATTTCACCTCTAGCTAACGCTGGCTTTAAGATATTAGCCGCGTCCATAGATCCACTAGCATTACCAGCTCCAACCATCGTATGCAATTCGTCTATAAAAATAACAACATCAGTATTTTCTTGCAATTCATGTAGAATAGCTTTGATTCTTTCTTCAAATTGACCACGATATTTTGTTCCAGCAACGAGCGATGTTAAATCTAACGAGACAATTCGTTTATCCACTAAACTAGGCGGGCATTCCCCGTTAACTATCATTAATGCCAATTTTTCAACAAGCGCTGATTTACCAACACCAGCTTCACCGACAATAACCGCATTATTTTTCTTTTTTCTTGATAAAATTTGTGCGATTCTTTTAACCTCTTTGTCCCTACCAATAATAGGGTCTATCCTACCTTCCTTAGCCAATTTATTTAAATCTCTAGAAAAGTTATCTAATATTGGTGTATTAGAAAGATTTTTTCTAGCTTTTGTGTTTGGTTTTGGGGAATCTTCGTAACTAAAATCTACAGACATATCTTTGTTTTTTTTACAAACATAAATAATATTTTCGATAAAAACAAATTAAGAATGTGTCAAAATGTCTAAAAAAATGTCTAACGAATGTCTAAATGTCATTTTTAGACATTTGGTAAATGATTTGTATAATATTGATTAATAATAAAAAATAAAAACATAAAATTATGATTAGATTATTTAAAGACCCATTTTTCGATGTTCTTGATGAACTATCTAGCTCAAGTCATAATATATTTGAGCCCAAAACAAAAATTAATAAAACTGAAGATGGATACAAGGTTTTTGTATCGGTGCCAGGATTAACAAAAGATGATTTAAAAATCACATTAAAAGAAGGTATTTTAAAAATATCTTATGACAATGAAACTAAAACTGATACCAACCATTTTGTTACTAAATTCAATAAATCATATACCATTCCAGACAATGTGAATGAAAAAGAGATTGTTGGTAAAGTGGAAAATGGTTTATTGGAAATAACCTTACCAATAGGTAAAAAGAAACCCGTCGAAAGATTTATTAGTTTAAATTAGTATTAAAGCCCCTTAATTGGGGCTTTATTTTTTAATACGAATTATTTATATTATATAAAAAAAAATATGGCTATAACATCGGAAAGGATTGAAGGTAAAAAAATATCCGTCGACATTAAATCTAGTAATATAAAATCGGCTTTATACGATACCGAATCAGAGTTGCTAACTGTCACATTTAATAATGGGACTATTTATGGATATGAAAAGGTTCCGTGGGAAATATTTACAAAGTTTAGACTTAGTGATTCACAAGGAGCTTATTTAAATTCAACAATAAAGAAAAACTACCAATATCAAAAAATATCATAATGATGGGATTAATTGATGAGCTTTTAGAGTTATCGGACCCAGAGGTCGATCAAAGAATTATTAAGTCTTTTAAGATGAAGGATACTCTATGCCTATCAATTTTTGATAAAAATGAAAATGGTAGTTATGAAATCAAAAAAGAAATTAGAGATAAATTGATTGAGATATCAGATGACTTCATTACTTTTTGGGGGGTAGATTTCTTTATTCATGATATCATTTTAATTGGTTCATTAGCGAACTATAATTGGTCAGAGTACTCTGATGTTGATTTACATATTATTGTTGATATGAGTGAGTTAGGAGATAGTGAGGCTTTGACAAAAATAGTTAAAGAGTTTTTTGATGCTAAAAAACGTGTGTGGAACGAATTTCATGATGTTAAAATAAAGAATTTTGATGTTGAGCTATATGTTCAAGATGTTGATGATGAATACGTTTCATCTGGGGTATATTCAATATTAAATAATGAGTGGGTAGCAGAACCTTCACAGAACCCAGAAAGTATTGATACCCAGAAAATACTAGATAAAGGGGAGTATTTTGCAAAACAAATTGATTCATTACTAGACGATTATAAAAATAATAAAGACGTAACCGCTGCTGAAACTGATTTAAGAGATAAACTTAAAAAATTTAGAAAAAGTGGTTTGGATAGTGGCGGTGAGTACTCTTATGAAAACTTAACATTCAAATTACTTAGGAGAAATGGGTATATCGAAAAATTAATGAATCTTAAAAACAATATGATCGACAAAAAATTATCTGTATCATAATCGATATCTCTATTTTTTTCCTTTTATGTAGTATTTATACAATAAGAATAAGCTTATCTTTAATTAAAAAACAATGGGAGATTTAAAACCTATCGGTAGCGAAAAACTTCAAGGTGATGATAAAATCAAAAGAATCCTTGAATTAACCTACTACAAACAAAATACAATAAATGAAAACACTAGATCAGTCCACGCGGAATTGATTAAAGAAACCGTAAACGGTGTTTATGGTATTGTTAGAGAGAAAGATGGATACTATGTAAAAAGAGGCTTGAATGAAAGCAGTCTTGATTATATTGGTGGTCTTTTTATGAAAAATAAAAATAAATTTTCATCATATGCGGAAGCTTTAAAGAGACTTGAGTTGATTAACTCTCAAGAATTAAATGAAGACGTTACAAAATATGTGTTAAAACAAAATAAACCAAAATCTGAAGAGCCTTTATCTATGCCAGCTATGCCGGAAGAACTTCCAGCGCCAGCTCCAGAGATGGGTTCCGATTCACCAGAAATGAGTGAACCAGCGCCAGATATGAATGAACCTTCTGTAGACGATGTGTCAGCTGGTCAGTCTGATGCTAGCAAACGTTCTGATTATATGGCTGAAGTGCAAAAGTTTGCTGGGAAGTTAGGCCAAGAATTGAGAGATCAACAACCAAAAATGGAAAGTGATGATATTAAGTATGTTCTTAATATGATTATTTCTGCTGTTGATTTAGATATATTAGACGAAGATGATATTGAAGATATTGCTAAGAAATTTGAAAGAGATGAGGAATCTATGGCTGAGCCAGAAATGGGGGAGCCTACACCAGACGAAGATGTTGAGGCACCATCGGATGATGAAACTGCACCAGAAGATGATTTAGCTGAAAGAATTGCTAAGCTAGAAGAATTGATTAATTCAAAATTTGAAGAACCTAAAGAACAAGATTTGGGCGAATATAAAGATTTAGACGAATATGAAGATATTGAAGAATATTTCTTTTACAACGACGAATACAAAGATGAAGAAAATTCATCAAACGATATGTCAGATGAAGGATCTTTAAGATCTAATTTCCACGCGTCAAAACAAGTTGAAAGACCATCTAGATTAATGAAAAGTATGAAAACTAATTCTGCTTGGTTTGATGATAATGAAAAACAACACAGTGAAGATCAATTTAATCTAGATGATTATGATGAAGAAGATTTTGATGATTATGATAATTTCATGGCAAAACACGGTGACACTTCTTTAGATCTACGTGATAAAAAGTTTTTTGGTAACTACACACCTCTTAAAGTAAAAACGTTAAGAAAAAATAATGATTCAGATATCACACCGGAATTAGATGATATAAATGAAAGTATTAACAATACTCTAAGTAAATATTTTGAATAAATGTACCTTCTTTATATCAACGAATTAGGACAGGATTATAAAGCTCAGAGACAATATGAATTTATCTTTGGTAAGAATCCTGACGCATTAGTTGAAGAATGGTTTATAATACCGTCAGCAGGTAGATCAATACCACCAGAAATTGAAGATATTGATTTAGTTGCGTTATTAAAAAACTCAGATTTAAAACTCGAATTGGTTCAAAATTCTGATTATTTTGGTGTTATAGATTCGGTTGACGGTATTGTTGCATTAGGTTGGGAAGCTTTCGACATAAATGCTGAAGAAAGACCTGTGAGGGTCTCTTTTCATTTTGGGGAAGAACTAGATAGTGTGACCGAAAAATTGGCGAAGAAAGGGCTTAGATTAATTAACGAAGAAATTAAATTCAAATTAAAATGAAAAGAATAGATATTATTGAAAAATTAGTTGCTGAGGGATTTTCTGTAAATACCTTAGTTAAATTTAATGACAATCAATTACACAAACTTTCAACCAAATTATTGGGTGAAGGATTAAAAGTTAAGGCAGATGATATTAAATCAGACCCAGCTTTGGCCGATAAATTAAAAGACAAAGATGTTACAATTGTTCCCGAAGCGGAAGAACCTAAATTTGTGAGCTGTTCATCTATTGGTGTAAAATTTGCTGGTATGTGTGAAAAAAATACAAAGGAACCAGTTGATTCATGCGCAAAAATGGGAATTAAGACACCTGGTTATTGTTATGTTGGAAATAAAAAACCCGTTAAACATAAAGCATCCACATCTGTAAATGTAAAAAATTTAAACGAGTTTGTTGAAAATGTTGTGGACAAAAAATATCATTCATTAGCAACAAAGGGGGAAATTGTTTCTTTAATTAAAGAAAGAGTAAGTGCACCAAAAAATAATATTACAGAAAAATTACAAGGTAGATTACCAGAGTTTATGTCGTTTGACAATATTGTTTCTGCTGCGGAGCCACAGACCAAACCTGATCCAAAAAGCCCCGATACAATACCTTCAAGACCTAGTGAACCTAAAATTTCTCCGGATCAAAATCCTAGAAAAAGACCGTTCAGAAACCCAAATGAAGAGCCAGCTGTTCAACCAAAGCCAAAAGCTAAGGTGAGAAAAATTAATAATCCGGCGTCAATGCCAATGGCTGCAGAATAATTAGACTATGAAAATAACTAAAAAAGAGCTATTATTGAGATTACAAGAAAATCTTAATGAAATGCCTATAAAATATGATTCAGAAGATAGACCAAGTCCAGATATTGAACGAGATTTATCAACCAGGGAAACTCCATTTAAAAAAGTTAACTTACCTAAAGATGTTGAAAACCCAAACTCAAACTTTGAGGAATTATTAGCGTCAAAACGTTATCAAGAAATTGTAAACAACATAAGACACTACACTGGTCTACCTAGATTGACACCAGATCAAGGGACAATAGATACTTTAAAGAATACAATGGGTTCGGCATATGGTAGAGTAGCGCAAATCGAATCTAGACACAAAAGACGCTTAGAACAACTAGCTATTGAATTAGTTATGAAAGAGATGGGTGTTGAAGAGGGTGATATTGTTTATGAAGCAACATTACAAAAACCAAACTCTGAAGGATTTAAGGAAACTCCACCTGAAGATATGGAGCCAGAAGAAATTGAACTTGAAAAAGAATTATATGATGAGTTGGAAGATCTAACTCTAGAAAGAGCTAAAAGAAGGTTGATTAACGCTATGATGGCGGGATCATCATCTAAAGGTCACTACATGTATCATTATGCCACAGATAAACTTATTGAAATAACTGGAGATAGAAATATTATTGGTTTATATGGCACCTTAATGTCATCTGCAGAAGCAGTGTTATGGCAAATGGGTAATCAAGATTTAGGAATGGGTGGCGGTGGCGGTGCGCCAGAAGCTGGTGGTAAAGAAACGGTTTTTCCAAACGAAAACCCACCTAGAGTTGTTGCCACAGCAATTGTTTTTCCAATACTTGTTCATGAACTAATGAAAGGTACTTTAGAAGTTGTCGCAGCATTACATGGACAACCGAGAGATAAAGAAATGGCTAGCAAGGTTATCGAATTAGAAGATACTTTACAAAAAGAAATTTGGGATCTAAGATTAGGCCCAGCTATTTGGGATATTTTAAGAGATTCGTTTCCTGAAGAAGTTACTACAGATGAAGATAAGTCTGGAATGCAATTAATATTTTTCCAAACAATTGTTTCTAAACCAGCTAAACAATTTTTAGTATTCATGAAAGAAGTTTTATCGAATACACAATCTGGTAAAAGATTAATGAAGATGTTATATGATATTATTAATAGTGAAATTAATGATTATGATTATAAGGTAGCAATGCAGGAATTTGACGAAGAATTAAATAAAAAATCTGATGAAATAGATCCAGATGAGTTTAACGACTTTTTGGGTGGTTTAGGAATAGGGTTATCTGATAACTAATTTTTCATCTTTTAAAAAATAGTAAAAGTGGTCCCAAAGACCACTTTTTTAATATTTATATATATGAGTCAAAAAATAGAACAATTAAAAGAGTACGCACGTATCATAAAAGATACTCCATATGCGCTTAAGACATATCTTCAGACGTTTGACAACACACAAAAAAGATTCGTACCATTAGAGTTATTTCCAGATCAAATACAATTGTTAAAAGATTACGAATCTTATAATGAAAATATTACTAGAAAATATCGACAGGCTGGTGTTACAACAGTAACAGCCGCTTGGTTATCTAAAAAATTACAATTAGCGAAACCAGAAAATCCTGAGAGAGTTTTGATCATCGCTAACAAGCGAGATACCGCAATTGAAATGGCTAACAAAGTTAGAACGTTTTTAGATCAATGGCCTGACTGGATTAATGTGGGGTTTTCTGCAGATAAAAATTCTGAAAGTAGATATCGATTAAATAATGGTTGTGAGGTTAAAGCTGTTGCAACATCTGCGGATGCACTACGTGGTTATACACCAACCATATTAGTATTTGATGAGGCCGCGTATATTGAGGCTGGAGACGACTTTTGGGCGGCGTCTATGGCGTCATTGTCAACCGGGGGTAAGATTATACTTATCTCAACACCAAATGGTTTTGACCCAATATATTATGGTGTTTACGAACAAGCTATTAGAGGTATCAATGATTTTCATATAACAGATTTAAGATGGTTTAAGGACCCGCGTTATACAAAAGACCTTGTGTTTATTAAGGTCCCTGATATTGTACATTATATGCTCAATAGGGAACAGTATAATGACGACGAGGTTATTCTAAAAGATTTTGATTTAGAAAACTATGAAGAACTTCTTAACGAAGGATATCAACCATATTCTACTTGGTTTGAGTCCATGTCTAAGAAATTTAAATATGATAAAAGAAAAATAGCGCAAGAACTTGAATGCGACTTTCTTGGATCTGGAGATAGTGTAATCCCAACTGAAACTATGGAAAGGATTGCGAAAACTATGATTAAAACCCCTAAAGAAAAATATATGCAGGGAACTCTTTGGCAATGGAAAGACCCACAGGAGGGACATAGATATATTATGGGAGTGGATGTTAGTAGGGGTGATAGTGATGACTTTTCTTCTATTAGTATTATAGATTTTGATGACAGAGAACAGGTTCTTGAATATGTTGGTAAAATACCACCAGATGACTTAGCATCAATAGCTTATAAATGGGGTATTTTATATAACGCATTTATTGTTATTGATATTACCGGTGGTATGGGTGTTGCAACATCAAGAAAACTACAGGAAATGAATTATAAAGATTTATTTATTGACGGGTTTAACACTAAAAACGTTTGGGAGTATAATTCAAAAGCATTAGAAAAGATTCCTGGAATAAATTTTAACAATAAAAGAACACAAATTGTTGCTTGTTTTGAAGAACAGCTTAGACATAGTTTTATTGTTAGATCTAATAGATTATTAAATGAGTTGAATACTTTTGTGTATATAAATGGTAAGCCAAACCATATGAAAGGTGCTCATGATGACGCTATTATGGCGATTGCTATTGCAATGTATGCTGGTGACATATCTTTCACACAATTAAAAAGAAACGAACAACAGAATAAAGCGATGTTGGAATCTTGGGTTATGTCAGAAAGGACATATGAAGCCGACACAACACATTACTCATATGGGGGTACTCTGGACCAAATAGGATCTATGTCAATTGACGGGTCATCAAATAACATGTTTGGGAGTACACCGAGTAAATCACAGTATAACCAATATTCTTGGTTATTTGGTACAAATAAAAAGGGTTGATAATGTAATAAAATTTACTTAGTTTAAGTAGAATACTATTTATACAATATGGCAAACAAAGATTTAACAATTTTTCAGAAGTTAACTAAGGTTTTTGGGTTTGAAAATTCACCAGCTGACACACAACCATCTTTTAAATTTTCAAGAGATGAGTTGTTGAAAACTGGCGATCCAGTTGAATTTGAAAAAGCTAAGTTACAAGCACAACAATCCCATTATCTTTTTGATAAATGGGCTAAATTAGATAATTCATTATATAACCAATCTGTTTATTATGAACCAACTAGATTGTCAGCTTATTATGACTATGAGTCAATGGAGTTTACTCCAGAGATTTCGGCAGCATTGGACATATATTCGGAAGAATCAACAACATTATCCGAAAAAGGACAAATATTAACAGTTTATTCTGAATCAAATAGAGTAAAAAATATCTTAACCGATCTTTTTGAAAACAAATTAGACATAAATACTAACCTACAAATGTGGGCTAGAAATTTATGTAAATATGGTGATAATTTTGTCTATTTAAAAAGTGATCCTGAACAAGGTATTATTGGGTGTCAACAATTACCAAATATTGAATTGGAGAGATGGGAAGGAGCACAAAATAGAAACCCAAACCAATCAGACATTAAAATGTCTACCCGTGAGTTACGTTTTAGTTGGAAAAATAAAGACATGGAATTCCAATCATGGGAAATTGCTCACTTCAGATTATTGGGTGACGATAGAAAATTACCTTATGGAACTTCTATGTTAGATAAGATTAGAAGAATTTGGAAACAACTTCTACTTGCTGAAGATGCGATGTTAATTTATAGAACATCAAGAGCACCAGAAAGACGTGTATTTAAAATATTCGTTGGTAATATGGATGATAAAGATATTGAACCATATGTACAACGTGTTGCTAACAAATTTAAAAGAGATACTGTGGTTGACCAAAGAAATGGTAACGTTGATATGCGTTACAATCAAATGGCGGTCGATCAAGACTTTTTCATACCTGTTAGAGATCCGGCAGCGCCTAGTCCAATTGAAACTTTAGCTGGTGCGCAAAATTTAGGAGAGATCGCGGATATTGAATACATCCAGAAAAAATTATTAGCAGCATTGCGTATTCCTAAAGCATTTTTAGGATTTGAAGAAGTTGTTGGTGATGGTAAGAATCTAGCTTTAATGGATATGCGTTTTGCTAGAACAATTAATAGAATACAAAAATCATTAATACAAGAGTTAAATAAAGTAGCTTTAATTCATTTATACCTATTAGGTTTAGAAGACGAATTAGAAAATTTTACACTAGGTTTAACAAACCCATCAGCACAATCAGATTTATTAAAGATTGAACAATGGAAAGAAAAGGTGACACTTTATAAAGATGCCACTTCAGATCAATCTCAAGTGGGTATTCTTCCTGTTTCACATACTTGGGCTAAGAAGAACATTCTTGGTATGAGTGATAATGAAGTATTACTCGATTTACAACAACAACGAATTGAAAGAGCTATGGGCTTTGAGTTATTGAATACACAGACAATTATTAAGCGTTCTGGTGTGTTTGATGAAGTTGATAGTAAATATGGTATACCAGAAGACGAAAGACAGAAAATTGAAGATCAGGGAGCTGAGGGTGACGCAGAAGGTGGAGGAATGCCACCGTCATCACCGTCACCACCATCACCACCTTCGGCTGGTGGATCTGATGGTGAGCCGTTAAGTGAAAGTAAGATTAGAAAGATTAAATCTTATTTAGGTGAAACGGAAAATATTGGGGACCTTTTTAATATGGAAAAGGCACAAAAGAATATTTATGAAATAGAAAATAAATTGAAAGATATATTAAATGACTAAAAATGAATAAAATTGGGGTTGTAAAAAGTAAGATTTTAAAAAAATTAACAGAATCGTTTAGTACAAACGATAAATCTGAAATGAAAACTATCCTAAGTAAGATAGTTTCAAATAAAGATTTTAAAGAAATGTATTTGTTTTATGAAGAAATTGAAAACAAATATTTCGATAACATGGATACAGCGAAGTTGTATGTTGAAGAATTGAATTTAATTTTAAAGAATAAAGCTAAAAGTATTAGCGAGTTTTGTAAGGAGTTAAACGAAAGTCTAAAAACAATAGATGTTGACACGCACGAATTATACTCATATCTAGACCAATTATCTGAAGATGATAATTTAAGTAATTTAGATAAAAAAGTTATTGCTAAGAAAAAATTAGTTGAACATTTAACAAAAAAGAAAGATGTTAAATTAGAAGAAGGTGTTGATTATACAAATAACGAAAATTTATTGTATTCCGTTTTAGCAAATAATTTTAACGCCCTTTATTCACAGAATCTAAATGAAGAACAAAAAGAAGAATTGAAAACCATTTTATCTATGTCTGATGACGACTTAAATGGTAGTATTTCTGATTTAAAAGAAACAGTTTTATCTAAGGTTAATAATATTCTTAGTGAAGAAACTGATAGTGACTTATCCGGTAAGTTAAACAACGTTGTTCTAGAGGTTAACTCTATGGAAACATCAAAATACAACTATTATAGATTAAAGCAGTTAAAGGATGGTCTTGATTAATCAAGACTATCTTTTATCCCCTGAATATACTTAGCTTTTAATATTTCCGCTCTTTTTATCACAGACGGTTTCACAAATTCCTGTCTTTTTCTTAACTCCTGAATTTGTTTTACATCACGTACTTTATTCTTATATTGTTTTAAAGCGATTTCGATCCCTTTATTCACATCAATCATTAACATAATTAAAAATTTATTTTAGATTATTTGTTTTTTTAAGAAAAAACAAGTATATTATACTTACACCATAATATATATAAAATTATGTAAAAAGTTAATGAAAATTGGAAAATTTATTCCTTTGGGTGATTACAAGGAAATTAAAGTGGGTTATGGTACCGTAGATTTTAAAAATCTAAAAACTGTTTATATTAAATTAAACGCTTGGGTTAAACCAGATTCAGAAGAAAGTAACTTTGATAAGATCATATCAAAGTCTAGGCGTGAAATAAAGGAATTAATAAGAATATCAGATCTAAATGATTTATTCAAAAAAGAATCTATTGTTGATTTAGATATAAGAACTAAAGGAATCAAGTTAAATAAAAGATCATTTATGAATTTGGAAATAACTCTTTTTGTTGCAAAACATTTTGATGTTAAATCTATTGAAACCAAAAATATGATGAAAACCTTAACTAATAGTATGGTTGATTCGTGTTTAAAAAACGAAAGTTTATTTAATTTCAATAAAACTAAGTTATAATTTGAATTTTAGATGTATTTATACAATATATTAATATATCTAAATGAAAGTATTAGGACCTAATGAAACCGGGAAGGGAATTTTAATTGAATATGATGCTGGTCATATTTCTCCCGGTGATTTAAATAACAAAAATGTAATAACAGAAATACAAAATAAAGATACCGATCAGGACTTTATTTTGTACGCTGTTTTACAGAAATATGATACCCCAAATAAAAACGGTAGAATCTATCCTCAGAGTTTATTAAAAAGGGAAGACCAGAAGTATCAAGAAATAATGAAAAAAGGTTCAGCGCTAAACGAGCTGAATCACCCATCGTCATCACTTATTGACTTAGATAGGGTATCTCACACCATTGAAGAAACATGGTGGGATGGTAAAACCTTAATGGGTAAAATCAAACTATTAACATCACCAGGATTTAGAAAAATGGGTATCGTTAGTTGTAAGGGAGACCAAGCAGCTATGTTACTTATTAACGGAGTTACTCTAGGTATTTCATCTAGAGGTGTTGGATCGTTAAAACAAGTTAAAGGTCAAAACATCGTACAAGATGATTTTGAATTAGTTTGTTTTGACTTAGTTTCTTCACCATCAACACCTGGTGCGTATGTTTTTCAAGACATTGGCGATAAAGATAAATTTAACGAAACTATTGAAGAAAAACCTCTTGTTGACGATAGGATGAAGAAATTGATGGGTGGACTAGACAAATTTTTAAACAAATAAAATAAAAATATTAAAAATATCTCATTTCAGTATATGATAAATGAGATTTTTTTAATTATACGTATATTTATATAGAAATAAAATAACACAAATGAGTGAAAAATCAATTTTAGAACAAGCGTTACTTCAAGTTAATACACTTGAAGAAGCAGTGAAGCAAAATGCAAAAGGTATACTTTCATCAGTAATGAAGAAAGAACTAAACGATTTGCTTAAAGAATCAGAAGAAGAGGAAGAAGCAGCTGATGCTGTAGATCCTACAGAAGAGGAAGAAGATATGTCAGAACAGCCAGAATTGGATGACGAAGAGGCTGAAGATGAAGATGAAATGTCCTCGATAAATGATGAACCATCAAAAGATATTGACGGCGAAGATGAGTCTGCAGAAATGGAAGACGATGAAGACGCTGAAATGGAAGAACCAGAAATGGATGATGATTTACCATCAATGGATGGCATGGATATGCCAACCGGTGACGACGACATGTTAGACATGACAGGTGCTTCTGATGAGGAAGTTCTTAAAGTGTTTAAAGCAATGTCAGATGAAGATGGTATCGTTGTTAAAAAAGACGGTAACAACATTGAACTATCAGATGATGGGGACGAGTACATCATTAAGCTAGACGAATCTGAAGATGCTTATGATGAAACCGATGATGAAGAGGTTTCTGAAGAGTATGAAGAAGAGGAAATGGCTGAAGAAGATGAAACTGTTTACGAAATTGACCTAGGCGATGATGATGACGAAGAAGAAGCACCTGAAGAAGAAATGGGTGAAGCTGCTCGTACAAAATGGAACGCACACGGTGGTGTAAGAACTGGTTTAAAAAGTAAAAAACTTTTTGCTGCCGGCGCTAAAAATGAATCAAAATCATCAAGTGCAATTAATGAACAAGTTGAAACTTTGAAAAAACAAAACCAAGAGTATAAAAAAGCTTTAGTGTTGTTTAAAGATAAGTTAAATGAAGTCGCTGTATTCAACGCTAATTTAGCTCACGCTACAAGATTGTTCACAGAGCATTCAACAACAAAAACAGAGAAATTGGAAATTTTGAAAAGATTTGATACCGTTTCTACTATAAATGAATCAAAAAATCTTTTTACATCAATTCGCGCAGAATTAGAAACTAAAAAACCAGTTACTGAATCTATGGCGGGTAAAATTTCATCATCACCTTCTACATCATCTTCACAAGAGATGTTATCTGAGTCAAAAGCATATGAAGCACCTCAGTTTAGAAGAATGAGAGATTTAATGAGTAAATTAAAATAATAAATAAAAAAAACCAAAAAAACAAATACTAAAAAATGGGAGCATTATTAGAATCAGGTATGGTAGGTAACATCGGGTTAAAACACCTTAGAGTTATCAAAGAAGATACCATCAAAAAATGGGATGACTTAGGATTCCTAGAAGGCCTAGACGGTCACCAAAGAGATAACATCGCGCAATTGTATGAAAACCAAGCGTCACACTTAATCAACGAAGCAGCAGTTTCTGATGCTAGTGGTTCATTTGAGACAGTGGTATTCCCTATCATTCGTCGTGTGTTTTCTAAATTATTAGCAAACGATATCGTTTCAGTACAAGCAATGAACTTACCAATCGGTAAATTGTTCTACTTCGTACCTAAAATTCAAGACAGAAATGCTGGTGCACACTATCAGCCATTTGGTATGCCAGGTAACAGCGCCGCTGCTACTGACGGTTACAGTGATAGTTCAAAGAACCTTTATGATCGTTTTTACGAAGCGTCTGACGCAAACGACCAAGGTTTATTTGACTACTCAAAAGGTGCTTACACAACTGAAGAAGTTAATCCACACGCTTTTATCACATTTGATAACGGAGCAACAACAGCTACAACAGCAGCACTAAGTGGTTCATCACTTTCTAGTGTTATCGTTGTACTTTCTGGATTCACAAAAGACGGACAAGGTAAAATGGTTGGTGCTAACGGTAACATGATGGATACTGAAGAGTTCTTAGCTTCACTTCAAATTGAAGTAACTGGTAACACTACAGCAAACAACGGTGTTAAAAACTTTAACGTTGTAACTCAAAAATATGGTAAAGGTATTGTTGAGTACGGTGGAAAATCTGGTAGTGGTTTAAGTAGATATCATGATATTTGTGATGAAGAAGGTTTAATCTACCTTAACGTAGATTTAGAAAGCTATAGCACAACAAGCGGTTTTGCTGGTTCTGACTTTAGCGCTAACGACTTAGCTTTAGCTAACTTCAAAGTAACTTATAGAGCATACGAAACTTTAGAATTTGAAGATAATATCGGTGAAGTATCATTTGATTTAGCTTCTGTAACAGTTTCTGTGACTGAAAGAAAATTAAGAGCTTCTTGGTCTCCAGAATTGGCACAAGACGTTTCTGCTTTCCATAATATCGATGCTGAAGCTGAATTAACAGCTTTATTATCTGAGCAAATCGCTGCTGAGGTTGACCGTGAAATTTTACGTGACCTTAGAAAAGGTGCTGCTTGGACTGCTAAGTGGGATTACAACGAGTGGAAATACGGTGCTACTGGAAACACTCCATACATGGGTTACACTCAAAAAGACTGGAACCAAACATTGATCACTAAGATCAACCAGGTTTCTGCTCAAATCCACAAATCTACTTTGAGAGGTGGTGCTAACTGGATCGTAGTTTCTTCAGAAGTTTCTGCTGTATTCGATGATTTAGAGTACTTCCACGTATCAAACGCTAATCCAGAGCAAGATCAATACAACATGGGTATCGAAAAAATCGGTACACTTGCTGGACGTTACCAAGTATTCCGTGATCCATATTTACCAGCTGGTAAGATTTTGATCGGTCACAAAGGTAAATCATTATTGGATGCTGGTTATATCTACGCACCTTACGTGCCGTTACAATTAACTCCAACAATGTACAATCCATTTAACATGACACCTATCAAAGGTATCATGACGAGATACGCAAAGAAAATGGTTAACAACCGTTACTTTGGTTTGATCAACGTAAGTGGTTTACAAACGTTCGATATGAATACTTTAAGATAATAGTAAATTATCAATAATAAAAAGCCTCCGATTTTCGGGGGCTTTTTTTATTTAATTAATTTTTGTTATATTTGTAAAATATGTCTGAAGTAGATTACAGTAAGTTAAGATTAGATGTCCTTGAGAAAATGATATATTCAAGAAGTATTGAATGTAAAATGAAGAAGGACGAAATGATACGGATGTTGAAATTATATGATGAGGGGAAGTATGTTGAGCCTCTTAGGGAAACATTACATATAAAGGAAGATTCTGGGTTTGTGATTGGTATTGATATGCGTAATAGAGATCATATTATGCAAATGAGTAAACTTATTGAAAAGAAAGAAGGTAAAAGTTTACATAGATTTTCCGATAACCGTATATGGTATTGGGCACCCCAAAAATTGATATAACTTTTTAATGTTAGATTATTTTAAAATAAATAGATCTATTTTTTCCCTGTGTAAGTACTTGATTTTTTAGGTTCTTCAAAATAAGCTCTAAATAAATCAATAAATTCTTCGTATACACCTTTCTTGTTTTCTTTTGTAATTAATAAAACCGCAATATTTGTATTGAATCCTGTAAATTTATCTATATCATCAGTAACTGAATTTGATTGTATTTGATGTTGTGTAAATAATTCAATACTTTCATCAGTTATTTCAATATCATCAGAAAATTCGGCATATTGATATTGACCATCTTCATCCGAATCAACTTCGTATGTATAATATCCTTGATGATAGTCTGTATCAATATCTTCAGTATAGGTTATATACAAACCATTGGTTTCTTTATTTCTTAGTAATGCAAAATCATCGGCACTAACCAATAAATCCATATAGATTTTTTGCTTGTCAAAAGAAGAATCTCTAAACCCGTACTCACCACTATCATAATCTGGTGCGTCGTCCCACCCTTCAATAATATCTAATAATTTCATTAATTACCAAGTTTTACAAGCCCAATATCTTGGTTTCCAACGTGGGCCTGGATTTGCACAATTATGTCTAGCTCTAAACGATTTACGTCTCTTAGGATTATTTTTCTTAATAACCATTCTTTTCCCCTTCGCAGATTTACCTCCGAAACCGAAATTTACTTTAACTACTTTACCCTTTTCATTCTTGACGTACACTTTAAACTTTTTAATATCACCTTGCATGATTTTTCCAAGTTGAACCTTACGTCCTTGATATTCAGCTTCTTGTAGTATATCACAATATTCAAATTCCGTATTTTCAACAGATCCAAATTCATCTTCATATATCAACACAGTAGTATCTTCATTAAATTCAAACAATCTTTTAAATTGTTCTTCAGTAATTGATATAATAGTTTTTTTCTGATTTAAATTAATATGATGTTCATCAAATTTTACCATAGTGGGTTTATTACCTTTACCAATTTTTGGGTCCTTTTTTTCAGCACGTCTTTTTTGTGCTGTCATATTTTTCTTTTCTTTCTTATCATATGATGACGCAATCTTAGGTGTGTCTTTAGAGACTTTTTTAGTTGGTCTACATTTTGGATATGACTTTCTACCTTTTTCCCCATTAGCTGATGATCTACCACAAGGTGGGTGTTTACCATCAACTTTTTTACTAACGTCAACCCATTTTTCTTTAAACCATCTACCTAAATCTTCTTTAAGAACATCACCATTGATGATCGATTCTTCAATATAATTTAAATCTTCTTCGTTTACTATGATTTTCATTTACTTTTTACCTTTACAATAAGTCCCTGAGCAATGTTTTTTACCATCAAGCCCTTTTATTTTACCTTTACATACCTGTACGGCATATCCATTAGCATAAGCGCTTGGATAGACTTTGAATTTAGATTTTGCGGCAGATTTACCTCTAGCACATAATGTTGTGCTAGCTTCATTTATATGGTCTTTTTCCATAATACCTTTTATGAAATTAGCCACTTCCTCAACATCGTCTTTAGATGTGGAAATATGATCTCCGGCCCAAGCATGATCTCCAGTTACTAACTTTGGAAATTCTGGATGGAATTTAAATGAAAGGATTGTTTCAATATCATCCTTAATTTGCGTTAGATTTTGTAACACCATGTATGTACCGTTATCGGTAATACTATTTTCACTTTCTTCTTTTAGGGTGTTTATGTGCTTTTTGATGATTTCAGTTAAAGTTTTCATTTTAATTATTTTTCAGATACTAATTCGAATTTTATTTCGTTATTATAATAAATAAACTCATTATGTGTTTTCCCCTTGATTTCAAGGAAATATTCCCTAGGAATTAATATAGATGTATCAAACATAAATGAATTTTCATTTGTAACATCTAGCTGAGTCCAATCAAATATATTTACATTCGTTCTACCTTCTTTAATGTATATTCTATAAAAAACCTCTTCAAATAATTCTGTTTTGGGTACATCAATTGATCTAAACGAAATAACAACTTTTCTTACTTCACCTCTTTTTATTTTTTCGTTTAATTTTATCCCGTAAAATTGAATGGAATATCTTTCTAATTCTTTTTGATTTTCACCTACTGTGAACTTAGATGAATATGGTTTTGGTACGAATTTTTGTGTAACATTTGATATTTCAACACC